GCGCTGGGCGACCTTGCCAATCCTGACACGTATGATGAGCAGCTAAACCAGCTCGAAGAATTCTATAACGCACGGCGCGAGTTAATTCTCAACAACGCCCAGCTCACTGAGGAGCAGCGTACAGAGCTAGAAGCTGAGCTTACTGCCCAGCGTAACGAGCGCCTCGCACAGTTGGAGCAAGAGCGCCTCAGCCAAGTGTTCCAAAGCAGCTCTGAACTATTTGACGGTCTGGCTGGTCTTGCCAAACAATTTGCGGGCGAACAGAGCACCACCTATAAACTCATGTTCGCTGCCAGTAAGGCTTTCGCCATCGCAGACGCAGTGATAAAGATTCAACAGGGTATCGCTAACGCTGCCGCTATGCCCTGGCCCACAAACCTTGGAGCGATGGCTAGTGTGGTCAGCGCCACTGCTGGCATTGTAAGCACGATTAGCGGCACGCAATACTCCGGGGCCTATGATAGCGGTGGTACTATTGGGCAAGGCAAAGTGGGCCTTGTAGGGGAGTTTGGGCCTGAGCTTGTTGAGGGTCCCGCAAACGTCAGAAGCCGTAGGGAAACCGCTGAAATGTTCAACGGCGCTAAAGATGAATCCTCTAGCGCGGGCGAAGCCTCTGGCGTTCAGAATAACATTCGCATCATCAACAGTATTGACCCATCCGTTATGGCGGATTACTTGGGATCCGAAGCAGGAGAAGAAGTGATCCTTAATGTGATTCGAAACAACCCAGAAACAGTGAGTTCAATTGGGAGTGCTGCATAATGGAGGGTTGGCCGTTCATTCCACAACGAGGGATAAAGGAAAAGTACGAGTGGCTGACTGAAGTTATTCGTACCAAGTCTTCTGAACAAAGAATAAGCCTCCGCCCAGTTCCACGAGTTAAAATTGAGCAGACTTTTCAATTACGGGGTCCTGAGGGTTACGCGGCAAGCGAGTTGGCAAAGCAGTACGGCAAAACAGGGGAAATGATTATCCCCCTGTGGTCGGATCTATTGCCGTTATCAAACCTCAGTCAAGGAGCGGTATCATTGTCTGTGGGTTTTGATGACGCACGTTTTATTGAGGGTCAATATGTTTACATCATTGGTCTAGACAACAGGTTTGAATTTAAGCAAATAGAAACCCTCACAAACAATTCAATCTATCTTACTTCTGCCTTGGAAATGAGTTATGGGGAGTGCCATGTTGTGCCCGCCCTCACTGGCCTTATGTCCTCAGACTGGTCTATGACGAAACGATCAGACTTATATCTGATCGGTAAATGTGAGTTCTATATTTCGCAAGAAATACCCAACTCCCCAGCAAACCCATTCCCATCTTACTTGGGTCTTACAGTCCTGACGTCCAGACCTATATTGGAAGGTTCAAAAACGGATAAGCATAGGCGCGAAGCAATAGAGTTCGACAGTGTTGCGGGTCCAATCAGCTATCAGACGGAATATGCTGACCCAATCTCTGACGGAACTATAATGTGGTCACTGGACACTAGGCAGCAAATAAAAGAGCTCCGAAACTGGTTCTATGTGCTCAAAGGAAAAATGACGAGTTTCTATATGCCCAGGTGGGTGAATGAGTTCCAAGCGAGCAGGCCTATATCATCCGGTACTGCGTATGTCTACATTGAGCGAAACCCTGCACTTGACCACACGTATGTAGGTCCGGTCTGCATTGTTAAGCGGGACGGTTCTTTAGTCTTTGCAGAAATCCAGATGATTAGCAATGTAAACGAGGACGAAGACTCCTTGCTTATGACGACCACTTTCAACGATACTATACCCCTGAACGATATTGAAATGGTCTGCAAGTTGGTCGAGATGAGATTAAACACGGACACCATTGAATTCTCGTATACCGAAAGCAACGGGGCGGATGTTAAAGCATCTGTCATAGAGGTCACCTAATGTCATATGCAAGCAGAGAAAGCTCTAAAGCGAACGGATCCCCTTTTTACTTATACGAGTTCAACACTTCCGGGGGAACCTTTCGCTACACTAACCTTTCGAAGGATGTTAGTATTCTCAGTGAAACCTGGCTTGCTAAACCAATCAGTCACAGCGATGTCAAACAGTCGGACGACGCTTCAAAGAACTCCGTTAAAATAGAAACACCAGTTGAGGAGGGGACAATATCAGATCTCTTTCTAGGGTGGTTTCCAGACCAGATTGTTACAATGAGCATCCGCCGTGGGCATGTGGGTGAAACAGAAACGCTGGTCTATTGGAAAGGACGGGTTTCATCCCACAAGTTGAAGGAGTCAGTCCTTGAACTTAACTGTGAGTCCATGTTTACTTCAATGAAAAAGTCCGGGGCTCGTGCAAGGTATCAGCGGACTTGCAGACATGCTTTATACGGTCGCGGCTGCAATGTAGATAAGAGTCTATTTGCTGTAGCGGGATCCGTTGACAATATGGAAGGAAACACTCTCAATGCGGTTGGAGCTGAATTACAGGCGAGCGGGTGGTTTACTGGTGGGATTATTGAATTCCCGGATGGCTCTTATCGTTCAATTGTTTCTCATTCAGGTTCAGCCATTACTCTGAACAGGCCAATTCGTTATTTGAGCGATAATTTAATACCTGGAACCAATACGGTAGACGTTACACTTTATCCGGGTTGTGATAGAACTATTGCAACTTGCCACAATAAGTTTAATAATTTACTAAATCAGGGCGGCTTTAAGTGGATCCCGTCTAACAACCCGATGGGCGGGTCATCTATAGTATAGAGGAATTATTATGTGGTGGTATATTGCGGTCTTTGTTGTTGCGTTGGTTGCAGCCTATGCCTTCGCACCAAAACCACAAAGCCAACCCCCTGCCGGCCTGAACGATGTTAAAGCTCCGACAGCTGAAGAAGGACGTGAAATAGGCGTCCTTTTTGGTCCTCGCGATATCAAAGGTCCAAACGTGGTCTGGTACGGTCACTTCCGCGCTGTAGCAGTCAAGAAGAAAGGGGGCAAGAAGTGACCGAGGATTTTACTATTTACATGTCCGATATACGGGCGGCCAAAATGTGCTCAAAGGGGACTCGCGATTTCTTCTGCAAGCATAACCTGGATTGGTCTGATTTCCTAAAGAACGGGGTGCCTGCGAGTAGCCTGTTGAACACTAATGATCACATGGCTCGCAGAGTAGTGGAGGTGGCCCGTGGGCGGAAGCAGTAAGAAAGTCACAGTTGGTTATAAATACTACCTCGGCGAGCACATGGTTCTCTGCCATGGCCCGATAGACAGACTTACCCGTATCCGTGTTGATAAGCGGACATTATGGGAGGGGTCAAGTTCCGGCGGGAGAATAAGCGTTAGCAAGCTCGGCCTCTTTGGGGGCGAAAGCAGGGAAGGTGGTATTTCAGGCTCCCTGGACCTAGAGATGGGACGGGATAACCAAGGGCAGAATGATTACTTGCAAGCTCGCCTAGGTTCACTCATACCTGCCTTCAGGGGAGTGGTGGGTGTAGTTCTCCGTCAGATGTATCTTGGAATGAACCCATACCTTAAGCCCTGGGAGTTTCGTGCTCAACGGGTGTATACCCGACAGAACGGATTGAACCAGTGGTATGACGAAGCCGCTGCTATTCGCGGCGGTGCCATTGGGATGGAGGACTATTGGGAATATCAAATAACTTCCAATAGCTGGTCTGGTTCAATACCCACCACGGGATGGAATAATACAGGTAGAGCACCGTTTGGACACACTCCAACCTATACCCCTGTTCACCCTACCAACACCTATTGGGGACCAGATACGGGTCTCTGGATACGCAGTGTGGTCAACTGCAACGGGCTTCAGCCCGTCCGAATTAGCGGGAATTATGAGAATGCTCTGCGTGTCTATTGGGATGGTACGCTAGTTGGTGAATTCAATCCAAGTAACGATGACATAACTGGAGGACCCCGTTACGATATATTGATTCCTAGGTCAATGGCCACAGAAGGGGATCACCAAATAGCTCTGCAAGCTCTGGATGATCCTCAGGATTACGGCAATAGCGACAACACTTTTCTATCCTGTGAAGTGGGTACACATGTAGACATGAACCCTGCCCATATTATCCGGGAATGCTTAACGGACCCCGATTGGGGGATGGGCTATTTGGATGCGGATATTGATGACACTAGCTTCAAGGCTTCTGCCGACCGGCTGTTTGACGAAAAGATGGGTATCAGCCTTATATGGGATCGTGAGATGCCAATTGAGGATTTTGTCAACGAGATTATTCGTCATATTGATGCGACCTTGTATGTTGATAGAACTACGGGCCTGTTTGTCCTCAAACTAATTCGGGACGATTATGTTGAGGAAGACCTCCTCATACTCAACGAAGACAACATTCAGAAGGTGAAGGACTACAACCGCAACAGCCCGCAGGAGGGCGTGAACACTGTTGTGGTCAAGTATTGGGATGCGGCAACAGGCGAAGACGGGAGCACACTTGCTGACGATCTTGCATTAGTGCAGCAACAGGGTCGAGTCGTTAGCACGACAGTACAGTACCCGGGTTTTACCAACCCACAGGTGGCCAACAGGGCCGCACAGCGCGACCTTAGGGCGTTGTCTTCCCCGTTGCTCAGCTGTACCATAACAGCGAACAGGGAGGCCGCACAGCTCAATATCGGGGACACTTTCAAATTCTACTGGCCCGACTACCATGAGGGCTACGTCATTATGAGGGTGAACCAAATATCTTTGGGCACAGCAAGACAGAACACTGTCAAGATCACGT